AGGCAACGATACCCGTACTGTCAAAGGTAGCACAGTTAACACGCGCTCCGACTGGTATAAACATATCTGCCATATACGGAGCCGCGGGAAAACTCGTATTAGTTACCGTCACCGCCGGTATCGACGCGACAGATGAGACTCTTGCGAGCCTTCCGCTGGCATCGCCCATCAGCATCATATCGAAATAGTTTTTGAAGGCACGAATATTACTCCGGAAAGACTCCGTCACAACATTGACCGCGCTCTTCTGGCCGCTATTGGCCGCTTTGATGACCGGACCCGTTAGCGCAATATACGCATTCAGGTACTTTACGTTCTCGGTCATCTGCTTCCCTTTAATCGGCACATTGCTTACCCAGTCACCGCCTTCTCCGATTGCCCCCACGCCCTCTGCTCTTTGCGTACTTGCAAAGTGCACGATGTGGTTTCCACCGCCCGGTATCAGGTCGGTGCGGACTTTAATCATGTCCGTGAATCGGGTGTCATCATAGGCAACGTGCTGCATAGTGGGAAGGTAGACTTTCTTCAGAAGACCATCCAAATTTGTAGAATTTGTAAGGTTTGAAATAGTTGTTGCCATTCTAAGTTACTCCTTAAATCTGAGTCTCTGTGCTCGCTAAAAACGCGTCCACATTGGGCTCCAGATTCTCTATTGCAAATTGTTCCTTTTTAGGTGGAGGAGGTGGTGTGCCACCAACCACACCTGGTTGCAGGGGATTAACCACCGTCTGGCCTGCCGGTTTGCTTCTATTGATGGCATCTACAGCCGCCTGACTGCCAGCCTTGTAAACAGCCTGAAGAAACTGATTAAACCGCGGAGCGACTTTACCGGCTGAGTGTCTGAAATACTCAGGCGTGTTAGCGCGTTCTCCGAACTGTCTTTGCAGCTCAACATGCTCGATGTCGGCAGCGCCAAGAAACATCTCCTGGGCAATCTCTTTCATCCCTTCCGGAATCTTGAAAGTAACGTCCTTATTGAAGACATCCTGCGCCGCGCCTATCATAGACTGGATTTTTTGATTGTTGGCGTCAATCTCCTGCTTTTTTGTTATATTCTGATTCGCCCGCACCAAATCCGTTATCACCTCAAGCATCTTACCCTGTGCGTTTCTATACTCCTCGGCACTAACATCGCCTTTCTGACCGGCCAGGATATTCTGGAGGTTGACAAGTTTCTGGTCAAGCGGAACTGCGGATGCAGCAGCATCAGATTTTTGAGTTTCGACAGAGGGTTGAACAGGTTGTCTTGCTCTCATTACATCATCGACGGTAATAAGCCCCGCCCGAAGATGCTCTGCCGTCTGACTGTCGGGGTCTATGCCAATCTTAGTAAGAACTGCTCTGAGATTCGCATTGTCCTGACTTAGTCTCTCGGCCTTTGCTGCTGCTTCGGCGTCCTTCTCATCGACTTTAGACTCTCCTGCCGCCGGAGTGCCTTCTGGCTTCGGAGTCACCACATCGGGGGTGCTCGGAGTCTCGTCTGTTTGCAAACCAAGCTCTTTAATTATGTTTGCATCCAAATTGTCCAGTGTGCTCTCTGAATCACCCTCGCTTGAGACGGGGCTACTTTGGATAGCTACTCCTGTTTTTGTTGGGTCTATCATTTTACTTACTCCTATATTATATTTTTAGCCGTCAGGACTCTTTCGATGAAGACTCCTTGCTCGACTCTTTCTCTTTTGATGATTCCAAATCTTCCCTCTTAATAACTCCGGTAGCAATAGCCTGCCTCAGCTGCTGTTCGGCAAGTATCTGCGCGTGCATCATCCAATGACTTTGCATCGCCTGGGCTATCATTATCATTCCTGGGTCTCCGGTTCCAAGATACTCGAAGAACTTGTCCAGCAAGTCATTCTTATGCTCAATAATGTGTACTTCGTGATTATCAAACGGGTTTACTGCGGGCAGGTAAATCCCCTTCAATATGTCCTCCGAAGCCCCGCCGGTCTGCCGAACCATCTCTTGATACTGCTGCACCGGAACTAGGAACTCCTTCTTGGCAAAATTCACATCCTTGTTATTCTCCTTGAGTATCCTATCCAGACCGCCAATATCAATAGTCTCAAGAACACGCTTCCTGATAGTCGGGTCTTGCGGATTGCCAAGAACCCCCTGTGTAAACAGTCCTATCGTCAAATCCCTCTCGATAGCCTTACTGATGGGCATCGAAGACCCCGTTCTTACCCTGACATTATACTTACCGTTAAAAGATTCGGGATTGAACTCGAACATAGTCCACTCATTGTCCTTGCCGATGATATTGAACACGCGCTCGCTATAATTGGCAAAGGCAATAGACAAAAGCTGGCCCATTGCCCTCTCATCCTTCCTATCCATTTCTACGATAATAGGATAGTGCTGCGTCTGTGCCGCCTCCTGCAAGAGTGCCACTCCCACGCCGGACTTCGGACCTCCCTGCGGACGTTTGCCCTGGGAGACGTCCGGGAAACTAAAAATATCATTTATATCATTAACGATAGTCTGGGAGTAGATAAATAGCTGATTCGCTACCGGCACACCGGACTCTCGATGCGGCTCATAAGGACCGTCGTACTCAACAAAAAGGCCCGGCCCGTTGTCCATTCTTGAAATGTTAATCTTACTGTCTCTTGGAATCTTCCACAATCCTGCACCAAGAGTACAGGTATTCTCACGAATCAAAGTCCTTATATCGTTCAGTTCATCCTGCAACGGACGCGCCTGCGAAACTCTACTCGCCGTACCTGCAACCGCTTTATCAGCCAGCATCATATCATAACTTGTAAATGGTATCTCCCCGTGCGGGTATTGCTCTATTGGATATGATCTATTCTCCATAACAACACCATCGTCGAGTCCTACCATAGTCGCATAAGACCCAAGAGGCCAGTTGCCGTCTCTGACCTGCCACAACTCATATACCATCGCACGTCTGTCGTTCTGCAACATCTCAGACGTATCGGCTTTCACTTTCTGTCCAGTCGTACTCTCCTGGAACTGTGCAAATTCACTGAACAGCTTCACCTCGAACGCACTCTGCTCATTGTTCGGGTCTAAGAATACGGAATCCGGAAGCATTGAAGTCTTGTCGGGCCAGGCAATTCTTAGCTCACCCAGAGTCATAGGACGGGCGTGGATTATCCAGGACAGCCTGTCGGTATTCTGTCTCCAGTCATAGATAAGCTCGTTAGTCGGCACATGGTCACTAATCGCCTCCCCCTGATAAATAGGCATCCCTGCCGGTATCTGTGGATTATGCCCCTCCTGCTCAGGTTCAGGGTTATGTCCAATCACCTTATAGTATGGATTCCAGTATTGCTTTCTCCAGGCCACCCCCGATACGTCATACCAGATGATGATTTTTGCTCTCTGAGCATCAAAGTTATTCAGCCTCCTCAGATATGAGACCATCTTCTCACCGGCTATTGCGGTTGCTCTGTCATCATTATCGGTAGTATCTGGAACGACATCAAACGCAGGTGGAACCTTGGTTGCAAGAGCTATATCATGTCTGACAGCGGGAGCAATCTTATTAACAGTCGTGGCAAACGGGCTAAGATTTCTTCTCTGTACTATAAATCCACCCAGAAGCCCGATATACTGATGCCCACACAGGTAGGCAATATTGGCATTCCACTCTATAATGCGCGTTCTTCTAAATGGGTTGAACGTGCGCACGCGGGAACAGATAATCTCTTTAATTGCCTTGTCGTCTTTTGTTGGGCCACTATTAGCCGACGTCTGCAAGATTGCTGGTCTGGGCTTGAACTCTTGAGTCATAATTGTCACTTATATAAGAATGACGCAGGGACTGCACGATTCCCTTGGTATTTGTTATATGATGAGAGGTATTGCACGAGGCGCAGGTCAGAACCATCTCATTTGTGTAAATATTAGTACGAGCCTTCTTGAAATGAAGTACCCATCCTTTGTCCATCTGGAGCTTGTCGCACAGTCTGGCATGACACTGAGAACATCGTATTTTTATTCTCTCAGATGGGAATGATTTCGTCTCTGTCATCTTGCTTGACCTTGCTCTTAATCTTAACCGGTAATGGTTCTTGCTCTCTTACTCTTATCCCTTCTAACCCGCACTCAATCTCAGTCATACGTTTCCTGAGTCTGGGATTTGTGGCTTTTAGTGTGAGCCAGCACCTGCGAAAAAATGCTTCATTCATAGTCTTTCCTTTCAAATCGACACGACCATATTCTTCTCTTTATTATTCAGTCTCATCGAGTGTCTTCTCATAAGATACTGCGCAAATGCCGCGTCCTCATCCTTAGGACTATACAGTTGTGGTTTCTCCTCCTGCTTCTGCGGATACAGCAGACATCCGTGAAGGGCGAGCAAAGTTGCTATTACAGTATCATCAAAGAATCCCTCACCGGCTCCGGTCTTGTTCTTGTCCTCCTTATATACGAAATTACAAAACTCGTTCAAAGTCACCGGGTCGTGAAAGATAACCTGCGATCCGTCCGAGTTTTCCATCAAAGACTTACCCTGGTTAATCAATAGATGCTTATCTGCTTCCGTAGTACAGATACCATACTTACTGGATACCGAAGGGTCTTCATCCAGGACTTGCTTACGCCTGAAGATATTTCCATATCCATAGACTTCGATGGCATTGTCAACATAGGCGTTACCAGGGAATCTTGTCTCAGGGACGATGAAGGCATTGTTGTAATACTTGGCCAGGGCTATCATCACTTCCGAACCCTTGACTGTGGTAACATATTTATTCCTGAACCAAGCTACCTGCTCAAAGGGTATTCTGTTGTTAAAAACTTGTATCGCAGTATAATCGGCGCCGAAACCAGTCGCCGCATCCAAACCCAGCGTATACCTGACACCCTTCTCAGGATGTAGATAGATATTGACCAAATCCGTCCGATGGCTGTCTTCCGGCTTGGCAAGGTAGAATTTCCACTTTTCCATTTCTATTATGCTGCATAAGAAGCGATTGTACCAACGGAGATAGGCAAGTCATCCTTGAGCTGGTCGATAAGCTTTGTAAGTAATCTGATATTAAAAACGGGCTTACCACCAAAGACCAGATATATCCCCTCAACAGAGACCAGTCTCTCATCTTCCGAGCAGTCCGCAGCCTTTCTTCGTATCTCCTCCTCTGGAATATACGGATTATCCCACATAGCTCCGCTTATAGAGAAGACGTCCTCTCTCTCGGAGAGTGCTTTCAGCCAGGCAGTTCCTTTAATGGGTGTTGCGGTCATCCACCAGCTGCCAGCTCTATCAATAAGCCTGGTCATACATTCGGTAAAGACGTCTGTTTTCTCCGGCTCCTCGTCAAACCAAATCCAGTCCACCTCGACCCCCTGGAACTTCTCCCGTCCGGAGTCGGATGACTTAAACTGCACCTCCCATTCCCTGTCCTCACCACGTATTTGCCAAATCTTGTCCGCCTTGCTATAATCGGATTCAAGACTGTAATTACGCGGAAGGAATTTGTTAAACTTGGGCAGGTTAATATCCCTGACCATATTGTAGTCAAGCCCGACCACCCAGCCTTTGCCTTTTGCCGGAAAACTTCTAAACGGATGTTTTCCTGTTATGGCAAGCATACACTCATAAGCTCCCTGGTCGCTTTTTCCAATCCTGTTAGCTCCGAGAGCAACCCTTCCTCGGTAATTCTCCGCCGCAGCCAGAAATTGCCACTGCCAGCTTGGTCTTCCATCCCTTCGATTAAAATAAGGCTCATACTTATAGAAAGGCTCTCTTGACCTCTCAAGAGCTTGCTGGGCGAGTTTCTTGTTTTCGAGACTGCTCCGCCATTGCGGGTCTTTCAGCAATGACTGTATTTGTAACAGAAGCCGCCGGTTCTGGTACACCGGTAAGTCTGTTTTGGACACGTCCATCTAAATCTTTCACTGAGCTATCTACCGCACTCTGTAACTCATCGTCTCCCATAGTCGACATAGAATGTTTCAGGTCAAACTCCTTCGGAGCATCGACACCAAGTATATCGCCAAACTTCAGAAGTGCTGTGAGCTGAGATTTGTTATCATCAACCTCCATAACTCCTTCCTGAGCCACAACGATAGTTTTCTTCTTCTTCATCATTGTCTTCAAGTCTTCGGCAAACGTCTCTACAGTGACTCCTCTGCTGTTAAGAGCGGCAATC